CACTACGGGAAAGCATTGGCTGGACGTGGGGTAAAGCACCAAAAGGCAGCATGGTGATCGCGACAGTCGAAGCCAGCCTTGCAGCTGATTGGACAATCACGATCTTTGCAGGAAACAAAGAAGCTTACTACGCTCGCTGGGTTGAGTTTGGCACGGTAGGCTTTGCCAATAAAGGCATGTTTCCAGGCACAAAGAACCCCGGTCAGGGAAAGCAACCATTCTTCTACGTGACGTGGCGAGCCAAAGACAAAGAAACAAAACGCCGTATTCGTCGAGCCATCACCAAAGCAGCAAAAACAGTAGCCGCAGGAGGCTGATGGATGGACCCTGTATGGGAACTTCAAACCGCTATCTATGCGCGGTTATCGCAGAATGCTGCGCTGACAACGCTAATCGGCGCGGACAAGGTCTATGACAATCCTCCCGCAGATCCGAATGGCAACATACCGGCCGCAACTTATCCGTATGTTTCATTCGGCAGCGCTTCGTCTTCTGATGACAGTGCCGATTGCGTTGATGCGGTTGACGTTATTTTCCAAATTAATTGCTGGTCGTCTCTGCCGAGTCAGAAACAGGTTAGGCAAATCGCTGACGCTGTGACCAAGGCACTTAGACGATGGGAACCGCCGCTCACAGTAAATGCTCTCGTCACCTTCGATCCTTGGCGCACTGACTACATCCGCGCTCCCGGCGTCAATCAGGCGTCACTCCAGTACACGGCAGTCATCGAGACGCCGTAGCCCGCACAGTCGGATTTCACCACTCATTCTCTTTTAAGGTCGCCATAGGTGGCCTTTTTTGTTGGAGGCCGCATTGGCTCAAGCAACGACTATCAAGGGCGGCAAATTCCGCGTCCTTATCGGCAACGATGCCGACCCAATTGTATACGAAAACCCATGCGGCTTCACGCAGCGGTCTATTACAATCAACAAGGGCCTCGAAGAGGTCAATGTTCCTGACTGTACCGATCCTGATAAGGTCGATTGGGTTGGGCGCGATGCAACCAGTCTTTCGATGAGTATCAGTGGGGAAGGCGTACTTGCCGCTGAAAGCGTCGATGTTTGGCTAGATGCGGTCGACAGTCTCGAATCCATTCCAGTGAAGGTTGAGTGGGAATTTCCTGCAAAAACCATTACGTGGACCGGCTTCATGCATGTTGAAAGCATTGAGGCGGGCGCAACCAACGGCCAGCGCGCGACGCTGAATGTCAGCTTGCAGTCTGACGGTGTTATGGTTCGCACATCTACGCCGGCTACACCATAATGAGCCGTGACGCATCGATCGAGCTAACCTGGGCGGATGATGATTACACCTTCCGCCTTGGGTGGAGCTGGGTTATTCTTGAGCGGCTTCACAACAAGCAATGCCGGTCTGGTGAGATTGCTGATGTTATCAGGCAGGGGCTCATCGGTGGCGGTTTGAAGCCGCCTGAAGCCACAAAGCTGGTTCAGAGATACGTCAAAGAGCGTGTGTCTGATTTGGCTGAGAATCTCTTATTTGCGATAGCTATTTTGCAAACCGCCCTTCAGGGAGCGCCTGAAGAGCCATTGGGGGAGCCGGGGGCGGCAAGTCAGGAGGGGAACAACTCGACAGTCTCCCCAATGGAAAGATCAGATTTGCCGCAATCTACGGAAACGGTGCAGTTCTAGGATTTACGCCGCAAGACGTTGGCAAAATGTCGATGTGGCAATACATGGCTGCGCTTGATGGTTACATCAAAGCGAATACGCCAGACGAGCCCGGTAAGCTTTCAGAAACCGAGAAAGACGATCTTTGGGATTGGATTAAGGCTGGGTGATGCTGGCCTTACCAATACTTTACGCCGATGTTCTTATCATGCCATGCCCGTCCGACTGTGTAGTTTAGACACCGGTCAACTTCGCCTCGGGCTTTCGCAAAGCTATCAGCGTGACCGTCCGGACTGCCGTTCTTCCAAGAGTTCAGGGCTTTTACCCAAACATCGCAATCGGCCTCGTAGTCCCTAAGTGCTTGTTCTGCGCTAGCTGAACGCGCCGCAGCAACATACTGCGCAGCCCGGTACTCATTCCAAAAATAGTACCCGACGAACGCGATAACCGCGATGCAGGCCGCGCCGACCAATACTTTCATCCACATCCCCAAGTTCGCGTGACTGCGAGCTTTTTTTCTTATCAGGACATCGTTTAGTATGGCAAGAACCGACCTCGAAAGTCTGGTTGTTCAGCTTTCTGCTGACTTCAAGTCATTTGAAAAAAGCCTGGCCCGCGCCAACGATGTTTCTAATCGCCAATTTAATGCGATTGAACGACGCGCCCGCCAGATGAACAAGAATCTGGATAGTATTTTCACGCGCTCGTTTAGCGGCCTCACGGCACCGCTCGCCGGAATCGGCGCTGCACTCGGTGTCGATCAGCTTCGCAAGATGACTGATACGTGGACGGATATGACGTCCCGCGTCAATCTTGCCGCAGGGTCGATCGATAAAGGTACCGAGGTCATGGGCCGTCTCGGCGACATGGCTCGCCGTACGTATTCGGATCTGACCCAAACAGCCGAAAGCTATCTATCCAATGCTACAGCTGTTCGCGAGCTTGGATATAACACCGATGAATCGCTAAACTACACCGAGGCGTTGAACAATGCGCTCGTGGTTTCAGGAGCTAAGGGCGATCGAGCTGCACGAGTTATCGATGCGCTCGCCAAAGCTATGGCGACCGGCAAGTTGCAAGGCGATAACCTCAATACGGTGATTGAATCCGGCGGCCGCGTTGCGGAAGCGTTGGCAGCTGGTCTTGATACGACAGTTGGCGGCCTGCGCAAGCTTGGTTCGCAGGGCAAGATCACGGGCAACGACATTGTTCGCGGCCTATCGAGCCAGATGGAAACGCTGCGTCAGGAAGCGGCCGACATGCCAGCGACGATCGGCGACGGCTTTACGCTTCTGAATAATGCTCTGCTTCAGTATGTTGGCAATGCTGACAGCGCAGCTGGCGTATCTGCGAAGATTTCCGAAGCGCTGGTCATGATTGCCGACAACTTCGACAAGGTTGCAGATGGCGCTTTGCAGGTTGCCGCGGTAATCGCTGGTGCCCTAGTGGGGCGTTCGCTCGCGGGTATGATCCGTACATTAGGTCTTGCTGGTACTGCACTGGCGAGTTTCACTAAGGCGTTGGCAGCTGCCCGGACTATGGGTGGCCTTACTACAGCCTTCGGTGGCCTTGGTGCCGCTGCTGGCCCTGTTGGTATGATCATCGGCGGTGCTGTCGTTGGTTCCCTAGCACTCTATTCTGCCAATGCAGCAGATGCCTCCAATCGGTCACAGAAGTTCGAAAAGGACTTGGAATCGTTAGGACTTCTGGCTCCGCGTGTTGCTGAAGGAATCGAGAGTGCAGCTGTTTCCCTTGAAAAATTGGGGAAAGAAAAAACTGCACAGAAGATTCGTTCTATCGCTGATGAGCTTGATCGAATTCGGAACGGTGGAAACTTTGGCGCGGTAGGCGACGAACTGAATGCTATCGCGGGCAAAGCTAGGTCTGGTGGAGTCATCAGGCTTTGGGATGATGATGCTGATAGCAAGGCGCGCACCGAAATCATTGAACTGACTGCCGGTCTGCAGAATATGCAGATTACAACTGACAAAGTTCGAGAGCGAATGAATGCTATTCGCTCCACGCCGATCAGCGATCCAGTCAAAGACCTTGCCAATGAGTTAGACCGTTCTGCTCAGAAAATGGCGGCATTACAGGCGCAATCGATTTCCTACGGCGAAATGCCGGGGCTCAAGGTCGCGCAAGAGGAGATCAACGCTGTTATCAGCGACTTTGATCGACTCGAAAAAATGGAAATTATCACATCTGAGCAGCGCAAAGCCTTAGAGGATGCGCTGAGAAAGCTGCGCGATACTGGCGATGGGGCGGTTGAGGCGCGCGCTGCGCTCGCATCGATAGGCGGCGTTAGCTTTAGCACAACGCTGAGCGGCCTTGATGGGTTGATTGATCGTGTCTCGACGCTCTACCAGCAGTTGGCGATTGCCCAACAGGTTATGGGCCAGATATCCGGTGCGCAAAATGCCATCGAAGATCGCTCGACCCGTTCAGCTAAAGATCCATACATCATGCAGCGTGAAGCTGCGAATGAGTATGAACGCGATCAGATGCGGTTGGCGGCGCTCAGCAAAAAGGAACACGCGCTCGAAATGGAGCGCAAGAAAGTTCGCGACGCAGCCACTAGAGATGGCATAGCTCTCGAAGCGGATGCTATCGACCGAATCGCGAAAGCGAACCTTGCCGCACAGGAAAGCCGAACCGCCGAAGGCAAGAAGCCGAAGAAAGAAAAAAAGACACCGGCTGAAAAATTCGACACTACGGTTCAGGACGCTAACGACCGGACAGCTGCACTTGTCGCGGAAACTGAGGCTCTTCGCCAGATCAATCCACTAATTGATGATTACGGCTTCGCAGCTGAAAAGGCACGCACCGAGCAGGAGTTGCTTAATGCAGCTCAAAAGGCTGGCATTGCCATCACTCCTGAACTCCGTTCGCAGATTGCGCAAACTGCCCAGCAGTGGGCGCTCGCAACTGCGGAAGCGAATAAGCTCAACGAAGCGCAAGGCGAGTTAAGGCAAAAATCCGAAGAATGGCGCAGCACCGAGCTCGATGCGTTCAAGGGATTGGTGACGGATCTGTCATCTGGAAAAGACGCTGTTGAAGCCCTGACCGACGCAGTACAAAAGCTGATCGATAAGCTGCTGGACATGACGTTGAACAACCTTTTCGAAGGTCTATTCGGGAAGTCAGGAAGTCTGTTCGGCGGGTTCATGGGTTTCAAAGACGGCGGACTGCCTAAGTTTGCCAATGGAACGCCTTCGCGACTCGGTCCCGGCCTCATTCGTGGACCTGGAACTGGTCGCAGTGATAGCATACTTGCGCGAGTATCGAACAAAGAGTTCATCACGAACGCTCGTTCGACAGCAAAACATCGTGGGCTTCTTGAAGCGATCAATGAGGATCGATTGCCTGCATTTGCGACCGGCACACCAAGTCTGCGCGCCCCATCAATGCCGATACTCAGCGCTCCACAAAGAGCGGGAGCCGCAGGCCCGATGCGTGTGGATGTTGTGACCCGGTTCGAGAATGACGGAAACTTCCATTCGTATGTCGAGAACGTGTCTCAGAGCGCCAGCACAAGAACCGTCAAAGCATACGACAAATCAGGCCCGATGCGTTTTGCGCGGGACAGTAAGCAGGCATCGAGGCGGGGGTTAGTGCGATGATCGATCTTCTCTCAACCGTCCGCTTCGTGCCGTCGTACCCAATGCTGAACAACCCGACCAGCCAGACAAAATTCGGCGGTCGGGTTATTTCGACGGTTGAGTTCGTTGATCCTTATCGCACTGTGGATATGGAAACTTTACCGATGAAGGCCAGTGAGGCCGTTCAGCTTCAGGCTTTTATTGCGGCTGCCAAGGGCGGCATGGAAACGATTGTCTATCGTCCGAAGCATATATGCATTCCCCGCGCTTATTGGGGTGATCCGAACAATTCTCACATCACCGGCACAGCATCGCGCGGAACGGTGACAGGCGGATACACTGTTCAGCTAACAGGTGTTGTTCCGGGTTTGCAGTTGATGGACGGTGATATGTTCTCACTGAAGAGCGGTGATTACCGTCAGTTCTTGCAGG